TTAGAAAGAGTATATTCAATGATGAATTTAATACACCTATCTTTAAAGCAAAATTGGGTGACAGTGCAGGTGTAATTGGAGCAGCATTATTATGGCAAATGATATAATGATAGACATTGAAAGTTTAGATACAACACCTAATTGTGTTATCTTAACTATAGGCGCGGTAAGATTTGATCCTAAAGGTTCAGGGGTAGTAGAACGTTTAGAACTACGACCTACCGTTGAGGATCAAACAGAAATTTACGGGAGAAGTATAAATGAAGATACATTACGATGGTGGAGTGAGCAGAGCCCTGAAGCACTTGAAGAAGCTATGGGAGACGGGGGACGTGTGCCATTTAAAGAGTGCATGGAGACCCTTTATAAGTTCTGTTGGAACCGTCGTGCTGTTTGGAGTAATGGTGCAATATTTGATTGTGTTGTAATGGAAAATGCATGGAGACAAACAAGTGATAAGCCAAATCCTATACCCTGGCCTTTCTGGTCAATTAGAGATACTAGAACATTGTATGAAATTGCTGGTGTTAAATTAAGTGATGGAGGGCATAGCACTAGTCACAAAGCAGTAGAAGATGCCGAACGGCAGGCTATTGTTGTACAGAAAGCATATAAAAAATTGGGATTAAGTAATGAGAATTGATAGTGATATTGACATTGACTTTGGTGATAGAGATACTCTATTAAAGTTAATACCTCATACCAGAGCGGCAATGCGTAATAATACATTGCGTCATCATGCTACCGGTATATATGTTACTGATATACCATATGATCCAGTGAATGATATGGCAACTATGGACTATGTATTGGCCGAAAAACGTGGATATTTTAAATTAGATTTATTAAATGTGCATGTTTATAACCAAGTGCGTGATGAACAACATCTTATTGAGTTAATGAATCGTGAACCAAAATGGGAATTATTAAAAGATTACAATAAAATGAAAAATTTAATTCACATAGGAAATCATTATAAAAGCATTAAACGTATGCCTGATCCTATTAATAGTATTCCTAGACTAGCTGTATTTTTAGCAATGATTAGACCTGCTAAGAAGCATTTAATTGGTTTGCCTTGGCATGAAGTGAGTAAAACTATATGGGATAAGGGTGATGATGGTTATAGTTTTAAAAAGAGTCATGCTATAGCCTATGCACAATTAGTAGTAGTGCATATGAATTTGTTAGGGTAAGCGTTTAACTAGTGTAATACTACGGCGTTTGCTTCTACGTTTGTTTAATTCAATTATACTACATACAGGTCCATGTAGTATAGTAAGACTTTTGTTATTGAAGGTTCTAATATAGGGCCTAAAGATACTCCATTCATCTTTTAAAAATAGGTTGATAGGTATTAATCTATTACTTTCCCACCACCAAACATCTCCTAACTCTAGGAATTTTTCTTTGACCTCATTATCTAGTATAGCTCCGTAATCATATATAGTGGTGACGATATCGTCTCGGTTCTGGACGATTCCTACGTAATCCTGATTGGCGTAGGAACAAATAGTTATGAAGGGATGATTTTCTCCTAATCGTTTAAAAAACTCGTTTTGTATCATTAAAATTATAGTCTCGGATATATTTATCACCCTGCCCAAACCATTAATAAAATAATATATATGGGAGACTAAATACATAATAGGAGATTACATTTGTGTACTCAACCCAAGTTTTCGTTTATACACAACGCCAGATCGTTGTATTATTATCAGGATATTCGCCAAGGAGTTATATGCCTCAGTATGCCAAACCACTGACCCTACACAAAGGTGTAGACAATCAAATACAGTTCCAGTTCCTTAATCAGCAACAGAAACCGGTAGATATCACAGGTAAATCTATTGTATGTAGAATTATTAACAATACTGGTGGTGCGGTATTATTACAAAAAGCATTAACACTACAATTACCTGCTACAGGTATTGCAGCCTTAGAATTAAGTCCTGCTGATATAGCCAGCTTTGATGCACAGAAATGTTACTATTCATTAGAAATCCCGACTGGCGAGTTTGACTTCCCTGTATTCGTAGACCAAAATGCAGGAGCACGTGGGGATTTGAATATAGTTAATAGCATACTTCCTAGCTTCATTCCTTCAATGTCAGTCACTATTCCTACAGGACAAGCTTTCCCTAATAACAACGCTAATGGTAATAGCGATAGCAATTTGATATATTACACAAGTGTTATCACTACAAGTGATTCTAGTATATTGACATTACAAGCTGAATATAGTGATTATTATGGTAACATTGCTATTGAAGGTTCTACTATTGTTGATGGAGATTGGTATCCAATCTTTGATGACACGTATGCAGACGTAACCGATACAAAAGGTTATGTGGTAGAAGGCTTTCACCCATATATCAGAATGCAATTTGAAAGCAATGCTGGCTTTGTAACTAACATATTGACAAGATAAACAACCATAGTTGTTGATATCTCTGTTAGAGTATGTTATACTACTACTAATGTTTGATATTTTATCCATAATTCCCGGCAAGAAAAAAACTACAAATAGTGGATGGCATAGCTTTAATGCTGTTTGCTGTAGCCATCTTGGTCATAAACCTGATCGCAGGATGCGTGGTGGTATTAAGTTTGACGGACAAACTAACTGGTCTATGCATTGCTTTAACTGTGGATACAAATGTAACTTTGTATTAGGTCGTAGCATAAGTTACAAAACAAAACAACTACTCTTATGGTGTGGCATTGATGATACACAAATAGGCAAGTGGAGCTTAGAAAGTTTACAACAAAAAGATTTATTAGACATTTTAATACAGAAAAAAGAAATTGTAAACATCAAATTTGATGACCACGAGTTACCTATTAGTGAAATGTTAGATGATAATAATCCATTACACAAAGTATATATTGATTATCTAAAGTCTAGGGCGATAAATTATAAAGAGTATCCGTTCTTAATAACACCTACAGCAAAAGGTCGTTATGCAAATAGAATAATTATCCCCTACACATATAAGAATAAAATTGTTGGTCACACTAGCAGATTCTTAGACAATAAAATACCTAAATATATTAATCAACAACAACCGGGCTATGTGTTTAATATTGATATACAAAAACCTAAATGGCAAGTATGTATATTAACTGAAGGCATATTTGATGCACTAAGTATTGATGGTATAGCAATCATGCATGATGATATAAGCAATGAACAAGCACAATTGATTTCATCATTAAATAAACAAATTATTGTAGTTCCTGATAGAGATAAGACAGGGTTAAAGATATGTGATAGAGCATTAGAATTAGGTTATAGCGTTAGTTTACCTAATTGGGAACCGGATATTAAGGATGTCAACGATGCTGTTGTAAGATATGGCAAGTTGCCAACTCTATTAAGCATCTTGCAAAGTGCTACAATGAGTAAAATAAAAATAGAAATACAGAGGAAGAAAATTGAGAAAACAATCAGATAATAAAGAATATAGTGTAGAATTGCAGAAGTTGTTTCTGCAAATGATGATTACAAATGCCGAGCTGTACACCAGAGTTATGAACATAATGAACTCGGAGAACTTTGATAAATCATTGCGTCCAGCGGCAGAATTATTCAAAGAACACACAACGAAATACGGGGTACTACCCGACAGTACACAAATTAAAGCATTAACAGGTATCGATATTGAAGTCATACCTGAATTGAGTCAGGGACATTATGATTGGTTCTTTGAAGAATTTGAAAGTTTCACTAAACGACAAGAATTAGAAAGAGCAATACTAAAAAGTGCAGACTTACTTGAGAAGGGTGATTTTGGTCCTGTTGAAAAACTAATTAAAGATGCTGTACAAATCAGTTTACAGAAAGACATGGGTACAGATTACTTTGCAGATCCTGCTGGACGACTGAACAAATACTTTAATAGTGGAGGACAAGTCAGTACAGGCTGGTCGCAGATGGATAAGATTTTGTATGGTGGTATGAGTCGTGGTGAATTAAATATTTTTGCAGGCGGTTCAGGATCAGGCAAATCACTTGTTATGATGAATATTGCATTGAATTGGTTACAAGCAGGAATGAGTGGAGTATACGTCACATTAGAATTATGTGAAGAATTAACTAGTTTGCGAACCGATGCAATGGTAACTAATATGGGTACTAGAGATATTCGTAAAGATATTGGATCAACTGAACTTAAAGTTAAGATGGTCGGTAAGAAAGCAGGACAATATCGTGTTAAAGCATTACCTGCGCAAAGTAATGTAAATGATATTCGTGCTTATTTAAAAGAAGTTCATATTCAAACAGGTATTAATATTGACTTTGTAATGATTGATTATTTGGATCTAGTAATGCCAGTTTCTATTAAAGTTAATCCTGCCGACCAGTTTATTAAAGACAAGTATGTTGCTGAAGAATTGCGTAATCTTGCAAAAGAAATGAGCATACTGATGGTAACGGCGTCACAGTTAAATCGTAGTGCTGTTGACGAACAAGAATTTGATCATAGTCATATTGCAGGTGGTATTAGT